CCGGCACCGTGCGCTAGGATGGCGGCGGCGGCAGGAGCCGGTCGGGGTAGCTCCCCGGCTCGACACTCTCTGGCGCGGCGCTACGGGATTGCTCCTGCCTCCCCCTCGCGCCGCCCGAGGAGCGCCGCGCGTTGATCAAGGCTACACTTGCCAATTTTGCCGCGATGACCAATCGCGAGTTCAGCCATGACCGCGCGAACTCTGTGGGAGCCTCAGAAGTCGGGGCCTGCCTGCGCAAGACATGGTTCGCCAAGAACGAGACGCCACACGACCCCGGCTATATCGACCGCTACGGCGCCAAGCTGCGCGGCAATCTTATAGAAGATTTTTACGTCGTCCCGGCGTTGCGGCAAGCCTATGGCGACCGGTTTCACATGGGCGGCGACGAGCAATCGACAGTCGTTGACGGCTATCTCTCGGCCACCCCGGACGGCGTAATCGTCGATGTCGAGCGCGATTGCCTCGCCGATCTCGGTGTGCCCGACATTGGCGACTCGTCGTGTATCGCCATCGAAATTAAATCGATCGACCCCCGCGCCGAACTGAACGACCGTGCCCGGCCGCAGCACACGTTTCAGACCCAGGTGCAGATGGGATTGCTGCGCGCTCACACGGCCTATAAGCCAGACTATGCGCTGATCTGTTACGTTGACGCGAGCTTTCTTGACGAAATCGCCGAATTCCCCGTCGCGTTCGACCCGTCGATCTTCGCCGCCGCCCACTACCGCGCCGAGGCGATCATGGTCGCAACCGATCCGCAAGAGCTATGGCCGGAAGGCAAACTCGCGGGCGGTGCCGAATGCCGGTTCTGTCCCTATGCCTCGCACTGCGCCGCCGTTACGGTTAGCGGCATTCCGCGCGAGGAGCACGCGCTCGGCGATAATGTGATGGCGGAATTCAAGGCGCTGCATGATCTAGAGCGCGATTGGGCCAGAGACGTTGGCCAGTGTGAAGAGGCGCTCGCTAAAGTTCGGCAAGAGATAAAAGACCTGCTGCGCACCAATGGCGTGCGCCGGGTTCATGGTGATGGCTGGTCAATCGACTGGTCGCCAGTGAAGGGGCGGCAAACGGTTGACCTCAAAGCAATCGAAGCGGATGGCTTCGATCTCGACCCCTATCGTCGTCAAGGCGATGCGGGGGAAAGACTAGTGGTGAAGTGAACAGCAAACAGGAAAGAGAAACATGACAGTAAATGAAATGGAAGACTTATGGGACTTGGCAGGCGTTATTCACCGCGCGCGGGTCACTCTTGCTTGGGGTCAGGCCGGCGCAACGCGAGAGCCGTGGCCGAAATTCTCGACGGCTTATTCGCACAACCCTATCGCCTACGTCGATATGGCTTTGGCGAGCGCAAAGGCAGTCGTCAATAATTTCAAGATCGATGTGGCTTTGGCCGCCGGTCCAGCAGCAGCAAACTAGACAGGAAAGCGAACAGAAATGACAAACGCAATCGCACCTATCGACACATCCGACCCCTATCTCGCCTACGCCGCCAAGACGGTCACGCAAGAGGGGCAGTTCCTCACGTTCAAGACCGGCGAATGGCTCTACGGCCAGGACGGCGCCATGCTGGCTCTCGGCACTCGCCTGGCCTGCAACATGGAGGGGCTGAAGATCGGCTGGCGGCGCTGGTGGAACAAGGAAATCACCGACGACCTCCTCGAATTGCTGTCGGACCAGAAGCCGGTCCCGATGCGCAACAGCCTCGGCGATCCCGATTCCGGCATGTGGGAAGTCGGCACCGACGCCAAGCCACGTGACCCGTGGGTGTTCACCAACCAGCTGCAACTGATCGACGGCGAGGGCAACCTCTACCTCTACTCGACCAACAGCAAGGGTGGCCTCAACGCCATCGGCCAGCTGTGCAAATCCTACGGATTGGAGCGCCGGCAGCGGCCCGGCATGATCCCGATCATCGAGCTGTCCAACGACTATTACATGCATAAAGAGTACGGCAAAACCTATGTGCCGAAATTCGAGCTGGTCGGCTGGACGGAATCTGACACGCTCGATATGGACGGCGAGGCGGCTGCCGAATTGCCGCCACCGGCAGCAGAGCCGGCCAAGGCTCCGGGTCAGCGTGCCGCAAACCCTACCAAGGGCGCGACTGCGCCATCACCGGGAAATGGTGCAAAGACCCCCGGTGCGAACGGGGTTGCGACGGGGACGAAATCCCCTTCTAGGCGGTTCTGATCGTCGCGAGGCATTACGGCAGCCGCCCGAACACAACCGGGCGGCTGTTTTCTTTTCAGGGGAGGAGCGCCCGGTGCGCGATTTCGACTACGCCGCTGCCGCCGATTTCCTCGGCCTCTTATTCAGCGAAACTAGGCAAGCGGTCGAGATCCGTGCACTACCTAACGAATATGGCGCAGGGCCGGCTCGCCCGCTGTTCACGCGCGATCCCGACCTGGTACAGCGGCATTGCGAGAAGTGGGACGACATCGGGCGCGCCGTTTACTTCGGAGTGGCGACACGCGCCAGTGGGACAGCCAAAGGCGACCGCGCGCACGTCCGCGAGCTGCCGGCGCTGTGGAGCGATATCGATTGCTACAAGCTCGGCATCTCGACCGACGCGGCTGTGGCGGCACTGCTGAGCTTCAGCATCCCGCCTAGCGCGGTCGTCCTGTCGGGCGGCGGTGTTCATGCCTACTGGCTGCTATCGCGCCCGCTCGACGTGTCCCAGACCGACCCCGCGACCTGGCCGGCGGTCGAGCTTGCCGCGGTCGGGGCGCTCAAGCAGCTCGCCGGGGTGTTTGCCGGCGATCTCGCTGTATGCGACTTGGCGCGCGTCATGCGCCTGCCGGGCACCCACAACACCAAGGACGGCACGCTGCGGGCTTGCTCGGTGCTGGAGTGTTCGACTTGGGCTTGTGTTGATTTTGAGGAGTTGGTCGAGCAGCTCGACATCCAGGGGCCGCTGCTTACCGTACCGGTTGAGATGAGGCCGGCGCCCGTTCTTGATGATGACCCGTGGATCGCCGCATCCCTGATGCTGACGACCAGGCCACCCGTCGATATCGCCGCGCGGCTCGCCGCTATGACGTATCAGGGAGTCGAGGCGGCCGGCATCCATGAAACGCAATTATCCGTCAGCTCCTCTCTTGTCGCGCACGGAATCGATGACGAGGCGATCGTGGTTATGATCATGGAAGCCACGATGCGGGCGTCCGGTCATCTGGGTCTCAATTGGAATTGGGATCGGGAGGAGCGGGCCGTGCGCGGCCTAATTTCTTCCGCGAGGGCTAAATTTGCGCCCGAGTTACGACCGTCCGCACGAGCTTCCGCCAAAGTGATCGAATTGCGGGGCGGCGGCGCAAAACCCCGGATGGATACCGAAGCGCAGCCGGAAGCCAAGGGTGACACGTTGCCAATCGTCCGCCTCGGCGGCGGCTGGCTGGCAGCCAACATCGACCAGGCAGAGGAATGCCTGATCGCCGTCCACCCGCGCTTGCCGATCTTTCAGTACGGCGACATCGTGGCTCGCGTCGCACCCGGTCCTATCGTCGTCACGATCAACCACCATCCTAGCGAGGTGCTGGGCTATCGCATCATCGAAATGCACACAGTAGCGATGCGGGATGAGTTGTCCCGGCACATCGATTTTCAGAAATGGGATGCGCGGGCAAAAAAGTGGGTTTCCACTAATTGCCCTGCCGAGATAGCGGAAGGTTTGCTCGCGCGCGTCGGGCGGTGGAAGCTGCCGGTCCTGCGCGGCATTATCGCCGCGCCCGCTATCCGGCCCGACAACAGCCTGATTTCCGTGCCGGGCTACGACGAGGCCACGGGATTATTCTTTGCGCCCGCCGGTACCCAGTTTCCTCCGCTGCCTGTGGCGCCCAGCCGCGAGGACGCCTTGGCGGCACTCGCGATGCTGAAGCATCCCCTGCGCAATATGCCGTTCGTTGACGACGCGTCGCGATCGGTAGCGCTCTCCGCGATCCTGACCGGGATCGAGCGCCCAATGATGAACTTCGCCCCGATCCACGCCTTCGACGCCCCTCAGGCCGGGACCGGTAAGGGGCTGATCTGTAATTATTGCGCGATCATCGCCATCGGCCACGAGGCCGGCGCCGTGCTCGCCTCCGATGACCCGACCGAAACCGACAAGACGCTTGGCGCAAAGATCATCGCCGGCCATAGCATCATCCTTTTGGATAACGTGACACATATCCTGAAATCGGCGTTGCTGGCGCAGATCACGAGCGAACCGATCGTCGAGCCTCGCATTCTCGGCAAGTCGGCAGTCGTTACCGTTCAAAACACCATGTCGATCCTGATCAACGGTAACAATCTTGTGCTCGCGGGCGATCTGCCACGGCGCGCGCTCAAGTGCCGTTTGGATGCCAAGGTCGATCGACCGGAATTGCGTGTGTTTGAAAGCGAGAATCCTATTGCTGTTGCCAAACGCGACCGGGGAGAGCTTGTCGTGGCCGCTCTTACCGTTTTATTGGCTTATCGTTATGCCGGTGCGCCAAAGCAGAAAGATGGGGATGGTAGGGAAATCGTTTCATTGGGTACATTCGATCAATGGGATGAACGAGTGAGGCACGCCCTTATCTGGCTGGGCGAGGCCGACCCGGTTGCCACGCAAGAGAATATCCGCGCGGTAGACAGGGACATCGACAACCATCAAAACCTATTAGTCGCTTGGCATAATTTGTATTCGGACAAGGAAACAGCAATGACGGCTGGGCGATTGGTTGAGATCGCTTCCAAGATGGGCTCCTCGCCTGACGATGCTTTCGGCGTATCAACTCGCGAGTATCCAGATTTGTATGAAGCGCTTATCGAAATTGCTCGCGCGAAGCAGCCAGACAAGATCGACACGACACGGCTTGGCTTCTATCTGCGCACCCATATTGACCAGGTTTCAGCAGGCTTTCGGATAGAGCGAGCGGGGAAATCCGGCGGCAACCAGGTGTTGTGGTTGGTTCGCAAACTCAACCAGTCCTAAACATAGCTTCATAGCATAGCTTGGCTTATTTTATCCCTTGGTAGGCAAACTGTCAGGGTAAAACAGGAACATAGTGACAGCACAGGGTAAAGGTGTCAGAGTCAACCTATGCTAGCTATGAAGCTATGTGGTAAGGGTGGGCGGCGTTCAGACCGGGCGCTGAGGGGGTAGAGGAGAGCGATATGGCAGACCTTTTCGACGATGGCGAACCGACCAGCATTATCCCGTTCGGGAAATATCGCGGGCGCCCTATCGAGGCGCTGGCAGCCGATAAGCAATATTCCGATTGGCTGGTGGCGCAGCCGTGGTTTCGGGACCGCTATCCCTCGCTGCACACAATCGTTATAAATTATTTCAAGCCGCCAGAAGATACGCCTGAGCACAATGCGATACAAGCAATGTTTCTGGATAAGGCGTTTTGTATTAAGTTGGGGGATATGTTGTCGGACGGTAAGATTTCCGATGATATCGAGCAGCGCATATCAATTCTGAAGGAGAGCAAAGCGAAATTTGAAAAAATTAGAGCCGAGCACGAACGGGGGGAGGTTAATCAATGGAAGTTTGATAATGCCAAGCGAGAATTTGAGGGGAGTATGAAATACTATGGCCGCACCCTGGATGCTTTTAACATTTATCACGAGAGAGATGACCGAACGAAAGTCAGGGGCAGAGCCGCGTTCGAGGTCGGCGGGGTTGATGTGGTGGTAGAGGTGGTGTGGTGCGTTAACGATATTATGATGAGATATTTCAAAGCCAGCGTTGAAATAAAGCCAACGGTGGGGGACGATTGGCCGACCATCATGCGGCAAATGAAGGCGTCAAAGTCAAATGTGCTCGTGTATGGTCATTATCATGGTGCCGGCATCACGGAGGACCAGTTTCGCGCGATCTTTCGGAATGAAAACATCTCGCCGGTGGCGCTGGCAGAATTAGGCGTTAGCTAGCCCGCCAGCGCGAGCCACCCGCATGGCTGGCGACCATGACCCCCACAAGCGAAGGGCGACGACCGCGCCCGCTCGTGGGCGCTATCGCCGCGTCCTGCCGCTCGGCGGATATCGGGCGTGGGTAAGTTAGGCGCCCTCTACCAACACAAACTCGGCATTATCAAGCGCGCTGCCGGGCTGCCCCCACAGCGCCCCGCTGTCGCCCCGGAACGTGCGCCAGAAACGCGGCGCATTGAAACCGATATGCACGCGGTCCATTGTGTAACGGCAGTCGTCGTCGGTGAAAGCCACGCCGAGGTCACACTTTGCCGAGAGCAATGCGGCGCGAGCCTCCGCTTCCCATTCCCGCGCCTGCTCACGATCCAACGGCGTGGCGTCGATGTAGACGCGGGCAAAATAGCCGCGTGACATCCGCGCCGTGACATTGCCCTTGCCGTAAAGAGTGGTGAGGACTTTCTTGATTTGCCGCGTGTCGATCATCTCGTGTTCTCCCTTTCTGACAATCCCGAGCTTATCCGTGTTGCGCGAATGCGTCAACGTAATTGTGATCGCGCGTCAATTTTCTAAGCCATTCCCCCACAAGCGAAGGGCGCCCGACGGACGCAACAACTTTCTGCTGGACACACCGAAAAAAAAGGCTTATCCGCGCTGGTCATGCCTCGCCGCACAATTCGCACACCTGAGAATGCCGAATTGATTTGCAGTCGCATCGGCGACGGATTCACCCTCGCCCAAATCGGCCGCGAAATTGATTGCACGCCAGGAATGATCACTGATTGGGTGCGCGAAGACGCAAGATTCGCCGTAATTTACGCGCACGCCAGGGAGCTGCAAGCCGATCATTTCGCCGAGGAAATCATTGAGATTTCTGACGATGGTTCGAACGATTGGATGGAGCGCGAGCTTGCGTCTGGCGCGATTGTGACGGTGCCTGATCACGAGCACGTCAATCGCTCGCGGCTGCGGGTCGATGTTCGCAAATGGTTGATGGCGAAGATGGCACCCAAGCGCTACGGCGAAAAGATGCAGGTCGATGTGAGGCATGAGGCCGATCCGGCAGCGCTGGAGTACGACCGCCTGATGGCGCTCGCTCAAGGCCGATTGCTAGCGCCGACAATCGAGCACGAGCCATCTCAGGATGGGCGAGGGGATGGGTAGTGGTACGGGCCGTAATCTCATGCCGTTGTAATGTCCGGAAGTTTGGCATGAGTAGGGCGGACGCTCCCTCCGCCATCGCCTAATGATCACCCAGCAACAGGCCGCCGCCGAGCTGGTCAAGCGCATCGATGCGCAGCGGTCCCTCGAAAAGTGCATCGGCATTCTCGCCCCCGACACCGTTCCGGCGAAGCACCACAAGCTGCTGATCAGCAAGCTAGAGGGCGTTGACCGCGGCGAAATCCCTCGGCTGATGGTGATGATGCCGCCCGGTTCAGCGAAGAGCACATATGCGAGCATCCTATTCCCGCCGTGGTTTCTTGGACGGAACCCTAAGCATTCCATCATCGGCGCCAGCCACGCGGGAGAATTGGCTGAACGCTTTGGCCGCCGAGTGCGGAATCTATGTGGGTCGGCTGAGTTCAGACGGATATTTGGCTTTGGCCTCTCAGGTGATAACGCGGCTGCGGGGCGCTGGGAGACTGAGCGAGGAGGAGAGTATTACGCTGTTGGCGTCGATGCTTCGGTCACAGGGCGTCGGGCCGACCTTGGGATTATCGATGATCCCGTTAAAGGACGAGCTGAAGCCGACAGCGCGACGACGCGGCAAAGGGTCTGGGACTGGTACAAAGCCGATTTCTGGCCCCGGCTAAAGCCTGGCGGGCGCATCGTGTTGATCCTGACACGCTGGCATGAGGATGACTTGGCCGGGCGGCTGCTGGCTGAGCAAGCGGTCGGTGGTGAGCAATGGGACGTGCTGGCACTGCCGGCGGAAGCGGGGCAGGATGACCCGCTGGGTCGAGCGCCGGGAGAGTTGCTTTGGCCGGAATGGTTCACGCCTGCAATGTTCGCAGAGGCAAAGCGTGATGTTCGCAATTGGTCTGCGCTGTATCAGCAGCAGCCGACGCCGGATAGTGGCGACTATTTCAAGGCCGATTGGATTCGGTGGTATGATCGGGCGCCGGATATTCGCACCCTTCGCACTTATGGAGCTAGCGATTACGCTGTTACGTCGGCAGGCGGCGATTATACCGTGCATGGGGTTATCGGGGTTGATCCGAACGACGACATTTACTTGCTTGATTGGTGGCGCGATCAGACGGATTCGCAGCAATGGATCGAGGCATTTCTCGACCTGATGGAGCGCTGGCAGCCGCTGATGTGGGCGGAGGAGCAGGGGCAGATCCTGCGGAGCCTCGGGCCGTTCATCGCGAAGCGGCAGATGGAGCGGCGGATTTACGGCTATCGGCGGGCGTTCACATCATCGCACGACAAGGAGACACGGGCGCAGGCGATCCGTGGCCGACTGGCGATGGGGAAGGTGTACTTCCCGCGGCAGTCGTTGTGGGCGACTGATCTGGTCGAGGAGATGTTGCGGTTTCCGGCTGGGCGGAACGATGATCAGGTGGACGTGCTGAGCCTGATTGGGCGGATGCTTGTCAGCTTGGTTCACGGTGACGACATCAAGCACGATGAGCCGATCCGTGGCCTCTCCGAGATGACCTACGGCGAACTGGACAAATGGCAGAAGAAGCGCGACGCTGGGCGCGGTCGGCCGCAGAGGATTTGAGGGGCGTGGTGCGAACGGACAAATTTCCATATGTTCGCAGTCTCCATAGCGCTTTACGGCGCTGGCCGCGAGGGAAGCTGTGCCAGATTAGGGCGATTCATCGGCTGACAAAGATACGGAATAGCCGCACGAGGCGTCGGCTCAAGATTGAGGGAATTGTCAGGCTGAGCCGCACTTGGCGGGGTGTCTATGCGGAATGGATTTGACCGTGAAAGGAAAGCCGCATGAGCGGAGAGAACGGGATGCTGCGCGGCTCGCTGCCGCTGGTGGCGCTGGTGGCGCTGGCGGTGATTGCGATTGCGGTATGGAGCACGGCGCGGGCGCAGTCGTGGCCGCATGGGGTTAGCGACAAGGTGACGACGGCGACGCTCTCGGTGACGAGCGGCAACTGCCTTGGCGTGAACACGCAGCGCAAGACGTTGGCGCTGGACAACATCGCGGGGACGATCAACATCGGGTACTGCGAGACGAGCGCGGCGACGCCGAACACGCCGTGCACGGCGGCGATTGGGACGGCTGGGACGACGACGCTGTTGGCTGGGGCGCTGCACTATTTCGTGCCGGCGCCTGTCAATCAGTTTTGCTTCATCGCGGCGAGTGCGACGCCGAGCCTGACGATCCGGGAGGGGCAATGAGCGAGTTTCGCGACGTGGTGATTGCCGGGCTGCGCCTACGGGGGTGGGGAATCGCACCGGTGGATTGGGGATGACCTTCATCGATCGCCGCCAGCGGTGTCTGCAGTGTGGGAAGGTGCTGACGCGGCGGCGGCATAGTACGATCAGCGGCAAGTTTTGCAGCATGTCGCATAGTTTGACCTTTCTCCGCGAGCGGGGGATTGCTGCCGGGGATTTGGCGCGGCGGCAGCCGGTCGATGGGAGACCGCAGGGGTGTGAGACGGTTGAGGCATGGTTGCTTGCGGGTGGCCGGGTGTACCGGGAGGATGACCCGGCGCTGCGGGCGCGGGGGATTGGGGGATGATTGTGGCCGCTGATACGATCATCACATGCTCTAACGGACACGAAATATGTAAGGTCTTGGTAACGACGCCGTTTGCTTCGACTAAAGTGCTGGGGGAATGCAGGGAAAATCAGAGATTGCCGGCTGACGAGGAGCCGGTGGACACGTCGATATGCGGGATCTGCGGGTCGCCGTGGGCGCGGGCGACGCAGAGGGGTGGAATAGCGGTTCACACGGCGCGCGGGTGGACGGATGGCTGATTTTGGCGGCCAAGAGGGGGGTGGCCCGGAGTATCGCACGGCGGCGGAGGCATGGCGGCATTTTGTGCGCAATGTGCCTGAGGTGGCATCTGACGAGGATGTGGTGTTTTTTGGCGGCATGGCGGCGGGCCTGGCCCTGGCCTATCATTACGGGGTTGCCGATCTGAAGAAAGAGCTTGAAGAGATGATCAGCAATGGCTGACTTCGGCGGCAACTTTGCCCCGATCGAGCGTCGCGAGGACATTGGCGACGACGCGAGCGCTGTGTGCCGGTTTTGGTTGCAGCAGCTCAGGCTGGCCGAGCGCGAGGACCGTAAGTGGGTGAAGACGGGTCGGTTGATTGTCAAGCGGTATCGGGACGAGAGGCGGGACAACCCGTCGCGGAACACGGCTAAGTTCAACATCTTGTGGAGCAACGTCGAGACGCTGAAGCCGATCCTGTATGGGCGTACGCCGAAGCCTGACGTGCAGCGGCGGCACAAGAATGGCGACGAGGCGGCGCTGTTGGGGGCGGAGATTCTTGAGCGGGCGCTGGCGTATGAGGATGATCTCGACGAATTTGACGAGGTGATGCAGAGGGTGGTCGAGGATCGCCTGCTGCCGG